GCGAAGATTACCGCGAAGGAGGGACTCCATTGACAATCGCACGAACGCGTCGGGGAGTGGGATGAGGGTGGACAGCGCGCGCTCAATCTTCTCCGCGAGTGGGCGGAGGGTGTAGGAGATAAACGCGGCGTTGAGTTCCGAGACCGATGAGAAACTCATCGAACCGGGGGTCGTCATTGCCAGGAGTGCGGGCGGGACGCGGAAGATTCGGGCAATCTCCGCCACGCCAAACTCGCGCGACGAAAGAAGTTGGGCATCCTCTGGGCGGAACGAGAGGGCCTTCCAGGACGCGCCGCCGCTCAACACTCCGACCGAGTAGGAGTTCGAACCCGTGTGGGCGCGCGCCCATCCCTCTTTCAAGTTGCGAATCTGTTCCGCCGTGAGCGGTTCACTCGTCTCGATCACGCCGGCGGGCGTAGATGCGGACGAGAAGAAGTTCGACGCGGACTCTTCCAGAGTGATCCCCAGGCCGATCGTTCGACGAAGTGCCTCGATTGGGTTGATGCCGCGATCGGTTCCAGGGAATCGGATAAGCGGAATGTGGAGGATGGTGTCGGGTCCGAAGGAGACCCCGTTCACATTCTCGCCCGTTCGGACCACGTAGCGAATCTCCGCACCGGTGCGAACGATCTCGACGGCCTGGGGCGGAAGAACTCGAACCTCCAACGGTTCCAATGTCTGGGGATCTTTCGGCGCGTAGACGAAGGCGTTCCCGTTCACGTACAGGGACACCACGATTTCGGAGAGGACGGACTGGACCCCGATGGCGGGTTCCGATGCGAGTGGGGTGATCAACCAGGACGGCTTTGATCCGCCTGGGCGATACGGTCGGCGTTGTCCGTTATCGCGAACGTAGGAGTCGATTGGCATCGTCGAGATTAGGTCGGAAAGTAAGGTGATACAGGACCACGCGGAGGCGAGGCCAATCGTGGACTTCTCATCCACGCGAGTCGCGCCAAAGATTGGCGCGCGGTCGAATGCCTGGGGAAGGAGTCCGAGGCCGTTGAGGTTGCGCGATTCGCTCCCAGTTCCAAGAACGCGGCGGAGGATGCTCACTGGTTATCCTTTCGCGTGTAGCCGATGGCCATCAACACAATCCCGGCAAGTCCCACGATCAACGCGGGATGGACGAGGTACGCGGAGAATAGTAGCATCGCGAACCCCGCGACCTCCAAGACGTTCGAAATCATAAGGCGATGAACTCCACACTCCGGGCGGGTTTGTCCGCCTCGCCCGCATAATAGCGCGCCCGATCGAAGGCCATCACCATTGCCACCGCGAGGTCAATCTTTCGAGGACTCCCGCGGTGCTCCTTCACGATGCGCGGACCGAAGCGGTCGATCTTCACCGCGGAGTTCGTGAGATGGCGAGTGAGTGCGGCGGATAGATGGGGAACGCCGCCCCAGTGAAGTTGATCTTGGGAGACCGCCTCGGCGACCCTCTGGCACGCGGCCACCATTCGCACCGGACTCTGGGCGTAGTTCACCACCCGCCCCGCATACGGTCCCTCTCGATCCAACGCCTCCAATGAGCGCGACCACCGGAACGGGTCCGCGGATAGTTCGAGGACGTTGAGACCACGAACCTCCACGAGGTCGCGGAGATCTTGCTCGACTTGCCCGATGTCCACTTGCCAATGGGGATCGTCGAGCGGGCGTTCATAGAGGAGGAGCGGTTCAACGAACCCGTCGAGGGTACAGGCCACCGCCGCGCTCGCGTCCAACTGGAACGATCCGTCCCAGGCGACCACGCACGGTTCGCCCGGTTGGATTCGTCGATCGGATTCCAATCGTTCCCACGCCCCGTTCGGTAGCCATTGCGAGGTAGTCGAGACCCAACGGTTCAACCGCTTCGTCTGGAACTCCACGGGAGAGATTGAACGGGCCGCCGCCTCAAAGTCTTCGGGATCGAGAAAGTCCCCATAGGCGGGGTTCGCCATTTCCCACGCCTTCGGAGAATCCCACGCGAGGGATTCGGGCGCGTGGAAGTATCGGAAGAAGAACGCATCATCCACCACCTCGCCCGCCTGGATTCTCATCCCGTATTGCCAGAGGCGATAACACAGGGAATCTTGCCCACGCGCGTCCGTCTTTGATCCCGCTGTTGAGATGGCCAGAACGAGAGGATTGCGACGCGTACCCGATCCGAGGTTCACCGCGGACCATAGGCGGTCGTCGGGTTGAACGTGGAGTTCGTCGAAGATCACCATCGAAGGGTTCGTACCTTCGGCGCGTGATCCGTCGGATGAGAGGACGCGGAGAACCGAACCCGTCTCTGGGTATTCGATCACGTCGCGCATCACCACGAGTTTCTGGGAGAGGACTGGATCAAGTTCCACCATCCGAGCGCATTCGCGGAACACGATCCGCGCTTGTTGCCGGTCGCCCGCGCAAATCAACACTTCGGCCCCCACCTCCTGGAACAATCCGAACAGGGCGATCCCGGACGCGAGCGTGGACTTGCCGTTTTTTCGTGGGAGTAGAAGTAGGCCGCGCCGGTTCTTCCGCCTACCGTCTGGCCGCACCTCGAACAGTCCGTCCAAGATCTCGCGTTGCCAGGGTCGGAGCGCGATGAGTTGTCCCGCCTCGTCGCCTTTCGACGATCGACAGAACGTCTCGATGAACTCCGCGACGAATGGCCCGTCTGTCCTAGGCGCGGCGGGTCGCGCGGATGATCGCGTCGAGTTTCGCGGTTGCCGAGTTCGCTTGTTCGCCAATCTCCGACCTCAATCCCACTCTGGCCGCGGGCGTTAGTCCCAACTCCCGCGCGTACTTTTTCACCGCGTCCGCATTATCGCGGACGATTTGGTGGAGCGGGTTCTTGACGAAGTTCCCGTCCCGCCCTTTGAGGAGCGGTCCAGTCTTCGACAGCATCGCCTCCGCCTCCTGGTATCGAACGAACGCTTCCGAGTATAGGCGGAGAAGGTCTTTGTCCGCCGATGTGAGGACACCGGTCGGACCCAGGGCGGCGACGACGCGTTCCCAGACTTCGCGCGCTTCTGGCCGTAAGTCCGCGGGCGGCGTGAGCGGCCCACCGGCGGGGATAGGTTCGGCGTAGTTCACCACGGACGGCCGCGTCTCGCCCGCCAGAAGGCGGAGGCGGGTTGGCTTTGGTGCGGGTCCACGTGTTCCCATACTACTCCTCGCGAACGGCCGTCTCTCCCGTTTGCTTTTCCAATCGGCGAACGATCACGTCCACATAGCGCGGATCAAGTTCGATCCCATAGCCTACTCGACCGGTGCGGGCCGCGGCGAGAAGCGTCGTACCAGAACCCGCGAACGGATCAACGATTACCACCCCATCATCAACCCAACGCTTGATGATGTCCGCAAGGAGTGCGATTGGCTTTTCGGTTGGATGTTCGCGCTCAAATCCTTCGGATTTATTGGTCGCAAAGGCCCCGACCCAGTGATGGCGGAGCATCACCATCCCGTGTCCCTTCTTCGACCATACGAGTTCAAAGTGGGATCCGATTATCTTTTCGGAGTTCTCCGTTCGCTTATCCCAGACCATCCACGATCCGTCCATGTCCGACGGCGACATCGTTCTTCGATAATAGTTCGCTCCAAACCAGAACTGTTCGGCCGTCTTCTTGAAATACTCTTGATGAATAGAACCATCGTATCCATTTTGATCCCCGATCACCGGGCGATAGGCGTTCTCGTGGACGTTGAGCGCGTGGTCGCTGTCTGTCTTGCTGTTGATTCTTTGCCTCTTTTCATCATCAACAGTTCTGAACCCGCCGCCATAAAGGTCGATCCCATAGGGTGGATCGGATAGGACACACCCAACCTTTGATCCCCCAATGAGTCGATTGAGATTCTCAACATCCGATGAATCCCCACACAGGATTCGATGCGGCCCAATCTTCCAAAGATCGCCAACCTTCGTGATCGGATCCTTTGATGCGGCATCCAACTGTTCGTCCGTCCAATCCGGCTTCTCCCAGAATCCTTTCCCCATAGATTCAAAGAGATCCCGAACCGCGGGAGAACTCGTTGAGACCTCGGACAGGAGAGTTTCAAGTTGGGCCTTATCCGTCGCGGCCATCGCGCCGATTGGGTCGATGGTGGCCAGGACAAGATTCTCCTCCTCTGGGGTGAGTTCAACGTACACGACGGGGATGGTTGGCGTACCCTCGCGAAGTGCCAGGGAGACGCGAAGATGTCCATCAACGAGGTTCCCGGTGGTGCGGTTCACGATGACGGATTGAACCCATCCGACCTCTTCAAGAACTCCCGCGAGCGCGTCCTGTTGGGCCTTTGGATGAATCCGCCAGTTCGACGGATTGGCGAGAAGTTGATCGGGGGCCTCTTCCCCGTGTCCCACGATTCGAGACCGAAAGATTGAATCGCTCATAGTGTCGCCACCCTCTCCCACGGAAGATCCAAGTCCCGGCGACCGAAATGGCCACCACGGGCGCACGGTTCATACTTCACGTGTGCCAATCCTAGCCGTTCCACGATCGCCGCGGGACGGAGGTCGATCGCCTCGATAATCCGCCCAGAGAGGGAATCATCGTCGGCATCCCCGAAGGTATCCACGGAGACGGCGACGGGTTCGGCGACTCCGATGGCGTAGGCGATCTCAACTTCGGCGCGGCGTGCTAGACCCTGGGCGACAATACTCCGCGCGATCCACCGGGCGGCGTACGCTCCCGTTCGGTCCACCTTCGATGGGTCCTTGCCAGAGAACGCCCCGCCGCCGTGTCGAGATGCTCCGCCGTAGGTGTCCACGATGATCTTCCGCCCAGTGAGTCCCGCGTCGGCGACTGGGCCGCCGATCACGAACCGCCCCGTTGGGTTGAGGTGGAACGCGGTCGCGTCCGTGATGAGATCGGGTGGCAAGGTTGCGACCGCAAGGGCGCGAAGGTGATCACGCACCTCGTCAATCTCAACCTCTGGCCGGTGTTGCGATGAGAGGACGATGCTCGTGATTCGAGACGGGCGACCGTCCTCGTAGACCACCGAGACCTGGGCCTTAGCGTCGGGCCGTAGCCATTCAACGGTTCCGCCTTCGCGAGAATCTCGCGCCGCCTCGATGAGATGACGGGCCAGAACGATCGGTGTGGGCATCATCTCGATCGTCTCGTTCGTCGCGTATCCCACCATCAACCCTTGATCGCCCGCGCCCTGTTCCAACAGTGCGGACCGCTCAACGCCTCGCGCGATGTCGGGCGATTGTCGCGAGACGGAGACCCCAACAGAGACCGCGCCCGGATCAACGCCCAGGCTGTCCGCCTCGTACCCGTTGGATCGGAGAACCCGCTCAACGATGCCAGGGATGTCGGGCGTGGCGGTGGTTGAGATTTCGCCGAAGACCCAGAAGCGGTCGCCCTTCGCCGCGGCCTCGACCGCGACGCGCGCGGTTGGATCAACGGCCAGGATTGAATCGAGAACCCCGTCGCTTATTTGATCGCATAACTTGTCGGGGTGTCCGCCCGATACCGCCTCCGAGGTGATGAGTTTCACGGTCGCCTCCTTCGGGGAGATCTTACACCGAACCGGTTCGGCCCACCAAATCCAAATAACCCCCCCACGCGCGCACGCGCTAGGGGGTTGGATGTAGCGGGCGGAACCCCCAGAGGATCGGACCCCCTACCCCCTCGAACGCCTGGTCTTCCCGTGTCGCCGATGGCACGGAACACACAAGGGGCGGAGGTTCGACGGGTGATCGGACCCGCCCAGGGAACGGGGAACGATGTGATCGACGTGAAGCGGAACACCGGCCGTGCCACATACCGCGCACCACGGGAACCGCTCCCGTACCTCGCGGGACAACTGGGTCCAGGCGTAGCCGTAGCCCTCCCGCTTCCGATGGTCGGGGAGCGTGTGGATCTCGCACCGTGAACCCGCCGATGGTCGCCCGCACTCAATACAAGGCCGCCGCATACAATCCCTCCCGTGATTCGTGTGATTGTTCCCGATGGTAAACCAGAGACGGCGACCCGCCGATGGTCGCCCGTGATCGCGTTCACGAAGAGGATCGCGAAGGCCGAAGGGATCAACCTCGAAGAGATCCGCCTCCATCACCACCCACGGGGTTCCATCGCGTGCTTTGATGCGGAGGCATCCTGGGAGGATCACTGGGTGGCGTTCTGTGGCGGACAGAACCGGGAGACCGCGCTCCACGAACTGGCACACCTCGCCGCCGAGGACTACCACACGAAGACGTGGGCGATTGCGTTGATGGCACTCCATCGCGCCTACTTGCCACCCGCTCGATGCCGTCGGGCCGACCGTGTCCTTGCGATTGAATACCGGGCGGCGCGGCCACTCTACGCGGCGAGATACGGGGAGAATCCGCCACCATTCAAGTCCGAGAGAACCGCGCGACGGAGGGCGCGAAGACCGCGAAGGTGGTGAAGGCGGAGGGGAGTCGAACCCCTCGTGTCCTCCGTCAATCGTCCAGGATGACGGAGGCGACCGCGCGCCCTCGTTGAGATGCTACCACCGATCGGGGTGTTCGATTGGGTTGGAACAGAGTGAGAGCGGCGAGACATCGCGGAGTGGGCATTGACGGTCCGGGCATCCGATCTCCTTCGCGGCCTCGTCCGTGTCGCCTCCCACGCACTCGCGGCACATCTTCCGAACCGCGACGCGGAACATCCGGAGTTCGGCGGAGGACTCCTCCGAGCGTTCGGGCGCGACGATGATCATCTTCCCGCCGTGGTACGGGTTGGACTGGGCCACCTCGATCAACCGTTCAAGGATCTCCAAGTCTCCCGCCTTCACTCGAATCCTCCCCGCGACGCGTTCACGCATCCAGGAGGTGGGAAGCCCCAGGGAATCGTGGGCGAAGGCTACCCCCGACAGCGCGCGGGAATCACCACGCGCTCGCCGCACCATCTCCACGAAGATCTTGGCCTCCGGGGTGGTGAGGTTCGCCGCGCTCCGTTGATCTCTGTCCAGGCGATTTGGTTGAACCATAGGCGGAGAGGATACCGCGAACGGCGAAAGTTAGGGGAGGACCTCGACGACCACGGGTTGAACCCCGCGGGATAGGGGCGCGCCTCCCGCGATCTCCTTCCAGGCAATCGGGGCGAGGTCGATGAGTGAACCACCCACACACGCGCACTCGTCCACCACCCAGGCGACGATGGCGATCCCTGTCTTTGGATTGGAGACGATCACCCGGTACGGCTCCCATCCCCACTTGAACATTCGGACAGCGCGAAGACGGGGAGAGGCGGCCGCGTAGTAGACGAAGGGCGCGCCGTCTTGGTGATACTTCGCCGCATTCTTCCGCGGGGACTGGGTGAACCAGGCGTGGTTCCGCGTCGCATCGTAGAACGTCGCGAACCCAGTGAGGGTGGGGAATGCGAGGGATGGGGTCGCCTCAACGATCGGGGTCGGGG